CCACCCATAGCAGATAAAACAGGATTAAGACCAGCAGCTTTAAGATCAGTAACTTCGCGTTGATGAGCAGTATTAGCAAGATCTATACTAGTAGCATTAGCAGCACGAGCATTAGCAGAATTCTGAGAATTAGTAAGATCAGACCCAACAAGACCTAAACCACCAGCAGTAAGAGCTAAAGAGGCACCACCAGTAAAAGGAGCAGCAGCAATACCACCAAGAATAACAAGACCAACAAGGACTGAACCAAAACCCATAATCAAAACCTTGAAAGAGTTGCAGGCATAGAATAAAGAGGCATAGGACGAGCACAAGTATATTGAAAATACATATCAACTAAAAACTGTGGACCTGTAGATTCTGAAACAGCAAGAACACGATCAACAGGAGGACTCTCCTGTATAAAAGTAGAATTAAGAGTAGGTAAATCCTCATAAAATTGAGCCAAATGCCAATTATCTAAAGAATCAGTAGCAACTGAGTTCATATAAGAAGTAACAGTACCAGGCTTATATTTATATTCAGCATAACGCTCCTGATAACCCCAAGTAAGAGTATTAGTATTAGCACTAGGGTCATCAAGAAATATCTCTTGATTAAGAACAGATTGCTCACCTAAATGAGCAAGAGCAGGCCAGTAAAAATCATAACGAGTAGACCGGGAAAACATCCGGTTTAATCCCTGGCTATAAGTCAAATCTGCGCGTACACATAGAAGACCAATGACAATGGAATGCTCAGTAAAAGACTTTGTAAAACCATGATTAGAAAGAACCGCAGTACCCATTGCCGCCAAGTTTCCTTGGGGAGTTGTTGCATCTGTACTGCTAGTTTGTGCGATAGGTGATATGTTAACAGCAGAGCGACCCCCACCAAGATATACAGGCCGCCAGGCGCGTCCGTCTGGTGAGTTAACTCCAAAATGACATCGTATAATTTCGATATATCTGGTTCCTCCACGCGCATCCCTCTCGAGTAGTTTTTGTATCTGAAACGCTTCACGCAATTGATTAATTGTGGCTGCAGTAGCGTTTGTTAAATCTGCATATATAGCAGGATTACCATTTGCGCTTTTTCCTTCAATAAACCAGCGTCCATTATCTACGCCTGGGTCTACATTCGCATAATATGGAAATGTTGTTGATCCGCCAAGTGTTTCATATACAGCACCATTGGTACCAGGGAAAGTACTATTATATTTACCAATACCAGAGACAGGCGCAACAGTTCCTAATGGTAAAGATACTGCATCGCCCTTTTGTGGCCAGGGTAACGCTGATGTAAAATAATCATGTTTCTTGTTGGCCTTGAGTAGGACATAATCGGCTGGTGCATCTGGTCCATCATCGAGATCGACTGTAACAGAGTCCTGTAGATTCTGGTCACGGAACCATTCGTTCCATATTAGATTGTATGCCCTATGAAACAGATTACTATATGAAAGTCCGTTAATATTTATTGGTATCCCCATATAGTCTGATAGACCACCTGGGTTATTTGATGCGTCTGTTGCAACAGCTTGCGGTACTGAATAGTCGATAGATGAATCAGGATCTGGGTAGCGTTCGCCCATCATTTTTCTAAAGTTTGTCCATACAATACGCATGGGAACCTCGAAAAAAAATGTTTCCATGTACTGATTATCCATAATCGGGAATATTGGAGTATTAAGACGAGCAAAGCCGGTCATATTCAGGTTAAAAGTATCACCTGGTAACGCTTCATCAATATATATTGGATAGAGATAATCTGCGTCTATAGTAGTTTTATGTCCGTGTGAACGGTCAAAGGTTGATCGCGGTATATTGATATTCGGAGTCTGGGAAAATCTATTAGTCATTACTGATTTCATTACTGTTTCTCCTGGTAAAATTCTTTAACTTGTTCATATTTTGGTTTTTTAAGAGATAATGCAGATACCAGAATTTGTGGTGGATTATATACGTCTATAATTCCTGTATTATCGTCAAATTCACCCAGTTTAAATAAATTATAATCCTCTGGGTTAAGAGCATAATTATGTTCAGGTGTATTAACGCAATTTTGAAATATACGAACTGCGACATTATTATTCATTAGTGACATTGGTGAAGTAAATACTTCTGCTTTTGCGTCAAATATTGAGTAGATACCGGTTTTCATATTTTATTTTTCTCCATTGATTTGAATTGATGTTTTTTTATTTCATTGATTTGGTAGAGACGTGACAAAGAAAGTTGTTCTTTATTAAGTATAGCGTTAAGTCGTCGTTTTGTTTTCTGTATGCGATATAAGTGTTCATCTTCTGATTCGAGTAACTTGTCATAATACTGTGGTATTGGTAGTTTTCTGCCTTCATGGACTAAATAATCCGATGGATAGCAGTCTGATTTATATTTTTTAAACCATTCTTTACCGATGGCCGGTCGCCTGGACATAGTAGCGTATTCAGGTTCGAGGTTGACTTGCTTGTAATAATTGACCTCTCCGGTAACCTCGTTCCAGTCGAGTATTTCCCGTTGATAGTGCGCTTCAGATTTTTCACCTGTAATCTTTTTTGTGCAATAACGCGCAACATATGCAGCAGTATCGAAGTTTGCCTGGGCGATAATATGATACCCATACGTCCATAGTTTTGATAATTGGGAAGAGATAAAGTATGGATTGTCCACTTCCTTCGACTGGATACGAATTTTATCAGGGAAATCATAGTTAAATATAATTGCATGATAATGAGGACGCCATGAAGAATCACCATATTCGCCAGCCATAAAGTAGCGAATTTTAAGTGGTTGTATATCGTGGCGAAGACGTTTGAGAAATTTCTGAAAATGATGTTTTGAGAGTGAGTGATCATTAGGTAATTGTTCCTCGTCATAAGTGAGAGTTATAAAACAGTTATTGTCGTGTAACTGCATTTCATGCATGCACCGCGCCGCCCAGGTAATGGAACGGCGTAATTTACATCCGATGCATTGACCACATGGTAGATTAATTTGCTCCATGTAAAGCTCAGGCCGTTTGAAAACAATGATTTTTTTACCGTTGTCATTCTTTCCCATAGCCACATATGCAGTGATCGGTGTATAGCATGGCATCTTATAACCTGGTACCGCCACGCATTATAGGAGTATAAAAATTTGCCTTATGTTCCCTACCTGCAGTTTTTTTGAACTTATTACGGCCAGCACTTCTATTTTCCTTATATCTTTTCATAATTTATTTCCTCTTTTTAAAACGAGTTGTATGTGTATGTTTTAATTTACCCTTTTTTGTAATCCGATAATGTTTTATTTTCATAGTTGTTTAAAAACTACCATAGTTTTTGAGTAAAAAGTGAGTACTTTTTTTTGTTTAGACAGCTATCGCTGTCAGTGGGAACAGTTACATCAAGTAAGTAACTGTTCCTGTAAGCATAGCTTAATTTATTTGTATTACAAACATACCCACAGGCAAGGTACGCTGCGCTCCCCGGCCTATGGATATGTTTGGTTTGTATATACATGATTTATATGTATTTTAAGCCTTTTTTTCATCCGGCTTAGTTTCTGGTAATGGCATGTTGGCGAGCCCCCATTTTGCCATCTGTTGTATATTTGCAGGGTTTGTTGCGTAATCGATAAACGCGCCAGCGTCGTTATCGAATGTAGCACGAATTTGCGATGGTACGGCCTCAAATAGTGCGGCCGCTTTGTCGACTTTTTCAATGGCCTCCCGGAGATCATATGAGTTGAATTCGCCATATTGGGCTTCAAAGGCTTGTGCCTGGGGAAGTATTCCGGTTTTGTTATAACGTTTAATGATGTTATTGACATCAAGTTGCTCAGCCAGGGCTTGTTTAGTCATGGTTGGCATCGTATTTATGGTCGTTACTTTTGTTACTTCAGAAAATGCTGATTTAATAGTTTTCATTTATTTTGCTCCGTATGGAAATGGTAATTTCTTTTCGATAATGTCACGTAGCCAGGTGCTGGTATCATTGATTATATTTACTACAGTTTCGCGGCCTGCCGCGAGTGCTCCACCACGTTGGCCAAGTTGTTGTGTGATGAATTTATAGCCGTCTGGTGAGCGTAATATCTTCATTTTCATCTCAAGTTCTTCGAGAGTAGCCCTGGCAGTTGCTATATCTATACCACCTTTTGGTAATGTGATAGTGCGCATAATTTCTGCTTCGAAATTATTTTTTAATTGCTCAGATGAAATACGACCAGTTTCGGCATAGAGTTTGACTATACCCTGGTCGATTCTATCCAATTGTCTGTGTGTCAGTTCAGTAGTTTGTGCAGTAGTAAGACCGACAGATGCGCGTTTTGTTTGAGCTTCTGCACGTAGTAAATCTATTTCCGCGTTAAGCTTACTTTCCTGAAGTACATTTTGCCGGATTTGAGACGCAGAAGAGGCTGTCTGTGATGGAGTCTGCAAATGAGAGGGCTGTGCCCCGGAACTGGTAGATCCGTGTGCGGATGCTCCGCTTGTTGCTGACGAAGTTGGCGTACTGCTTCCGCCATACTTTGCAGCGAGTATGGGATTAAGTCCAGCTTTTGCCAAATCTGCAATTTCCCGCTGATGCGCGGTATTTGACATTTCAGTGGCATATGCCTGGGCTTCACGGCGTTCTCCTGTCTGGTGCTGCATTTGATCAATAACTGATTGTTTTTCGAAGTCCATTTGCTTTTGGTTTGCCGCAGTTTGAAAGTCCATTTGTTTTTGGGCTTGTGCAGCAGAGAAATTATTAAAGCTGTCCTGGGCTTGTGATTGTTGTGCCCAGTTTTGAGATGCGCTTTTTGCTGTATTGTTAGCGTCGATTTGTCCGGCTATGCCTGATGTAACAGCATTAGTCATTGATTGGCC